TGTGAGCGCATCTGCTATGACATGATTGAGCGCAGCGGATATTCTGGTGCGGAGCATGCAGGATTTGAGAACGGCTGTATTGCTTGTGCGGAGGCGGTGGCAGATGAAATGCATCAGTTGCTCCGGCGACACGAAGGTAGTTGACAGGAGAGGTGTCCGTCGTAGAAGGGAGTGTGTGGTATGTGGTAAGCGGTTCTCGACTGAGGAGGTTTTGGCCGGGGCCGTTAAGAACCTAAAACCCGAACCACGGACCAATGCCCCCGCTCCACGGAAGGCCGAACCGAAAAAAGAGAGAGAGAACACGGTGTCAGCAATCAAGAAGGCCGCGTCAGCACGGCGCAAGATTGAAGAACGGAGAGACGAACTCTTTTCTGACTCTTGGGACGATTTTTTTGATGATGAGGACGTAAAGAAGTGGCTGAGTTGAAGTATCAGGTTTACCGTGTTATCGACCATCTCCAGAACCGTGAGGCGTACACGTGTGCAGACTTGGCATCCGAGTTGAATATGCACGTGCGTACCGCGCAGCGGCACTTGAAGGAGCTATACATGCTCGACTTGGTGTACATCTGCGGGTGGGACAAGGAGTACCAACAGACCGTACCAGTGTACAAATGGGGCAACAAGGCTGACGTACCACGGCCCACGGCCCTAACATGGGCGCAACGGGCGAAAAGAAACAGGGAGCGCAAAAATGCTAATCGAAGTAGTGTCGTATGACGACGAGACGGGGCAGGTCACGCTTGACATCGATGATGAGGGAAGGCAGTATCTAATCGCTGTTGGGTTTAACGCCTTGTTAACTGAGGCCCTTAGAAAGGAAGAGCTGTGTTCACAAGTGACGAACTCTGGTTCAGCATGAAAGATATGACCGGTTATCAGCTTGACTTGATATACAAGGCCTTGTCCGAGCGTAAGTTCGAGGAGGCCGGTAAACTCATGTACGACCACGCCATGGACTATGAGGACTTTGAGCCCAATGCTTGAGATTGAAATCTTTATGGACGGCCACACCGGTACGTGGTGCGTACGCCGCAAAGGGTTTGACGGTTCGTCCCTGTACTTTGACGATTATGAGATGGCCTGTAATGCAAAGGGTCTCATTGAGAACTGGCTAGAACTCGCCGTTACCCTTGAACGAGGGATACTGAGGCCTGTGTCATGAACAAAAACTTGCCACTAATGATTATTGCCACCATTTTGTTCTTTGCCGCCCTCTGGGCCGCAATCATGCTCACATGGATGGAGGTGGCGATTCTCTGGGCAGCGGCTATCGTATGCCTTTCACTTGCAACATGGGACATCTGGAGAGACTAATGTCAAACCACATCACAGAGGAGATGGAGAAGCTCCTCGACAGTTTTGACTCAGAGATGTATGAAGTAGTACCCAAGATACAACTCGCCGTTGCCGATAACTCCCCCGAGGTTATCGTCGCCGCCTGCGCCTTCATTGCCGGTGGCATGGGGGTGATGTTCGACATGGACAGAGAACGCTACCTCAAGCACATCTTCGCCATGGCAGCGAACGGCCTAGACATCCAACAGGATGCCCGACAACAACGCATCGCCACCCACCAAACCAATACCACAGTCCAATGAAACGCCACGGTTGCTACAATCGCCGCACCTACGACAAAACCGTCGAAGTACAAGACGGTTGGACCATCGACGGACGGCGCAAGATGAAGACCATCCCCTTCCGCATGTCACATATATGCAATTACGATAACAAGTTGACGGATGCAGGGTGCCAAGGGTGCAAATGGCAAACTATCAATGACGAGCCATCGATATAAAAAAGTGATTAGCCATGGACCACGGACCATGGCACAGTATCCGTGCTGCATGTCGCAGCACCTAGAAAGGAGATAGTGATGGTTTTGACAGAACAGCAAGTGCAATCGTTGTACACCGTTGTTGATAACTTCGCCTACCTGCTGCGTAAGTGTGGCGAAGAGAACGCCGACAATGTACCCACCGTCGTAGCGGCCCGAGAGGCCCTACAGGCGATCGAACAGTCCTTCTGACGAGGCCTAATTGGCCGAAACCCCCGTGAGGGGGTCAAGGACACCCTGCGACCTTCCGGTGCAACAGGGAAACTATGGCAAGCCTTCGTGCGATGCAAGGGACGAAAGCAGGTTCATGTGGCGGGAGTACTACCGACCACATGCGATGTAAGTAGCGAAACCGGACCTACTCAACAGAAAGGAGAGAGCGATGAAATTCTATGCCGTCCTAGAGGACGACGTGGTGGTTGGGGTATTCAACACTAAACGCACGGCTGTCCACGCCGCTGAGGAGATATTCGGGGACGCAGTTTCAGAGGACTACGACAGTACCGTGTCGGTGATTAAGTACGACATCCCCGTCAACGCCTCACGCATCAAGGCCCTGCTCATGGGCAGCGGGTACTCCAACAACACGGAGACCGTCTGGATAGGCGACACGAGGGACTACTCATGACCGTCGAGCAATTAATTAAAGAGCTTTCTTCATGCCCGCCGGATGCAGACGTGTATTTCTATCTCGACGCAACACGCTACGAGGCCTGCGACAAGAACCCTATCGATGAATCTTTCGTGGTCACACACGGGTTCATCGACATCAATGTGGCCCCCTAGTCTTGTGTCTTATGTCTTATATAAGACCCTGTGGATAACCTGTGGATAAGTGTTTTTAGGCTGTGGATAACTTTTGGACTAAAGTAAGTTGGGGGTGGGTGGTGCGTGGGGGAAGGAGCAAGGGTCATGGACCATGGACCACGGTGCTCAAAGATTGGGCAGATTCTGCTCAAAAAGTGTGCAAAATGGGGTGTATATAGAAGTTTTTGGGGGGTATGTGAGTTGTGAACACATTTTTTGAAAAAAATGGCGTAATAGACGTAATGCCGTAAGAAGTGAGTGTTTATGCGGTATAGGAGCTATACAGTACTATTACGTTTAGTTTTTAGTGTAGACTAAAGCAAATTTACTAAAGTGTACTCAGCCAGACCCTCTTGCAATTTTTTTTTTTTTACGTACCCCCCAAAAAGTTCTATAGGGAGCCAATCTGATGGGACAGAAGGATGTTTGGAACGTACCCCCTGTTATCGCCAACAAGGCGGCTAAGAGGTTGACAACCCCTGTCAAGCCCTTGAAGAAGTACAAGAGCTTGAACGCTAAGGAATGGAAATTCGTACAGGAATTGGTCAGCAACGACGGCCACATCACGATGAAGGAAGCCGCCATTCGAGCGGGCTATAGCGAACGCTCTGCTAGTGCCATCGCATGGCAGTTGACGAACCCCGAGAAAGCCCCACATGTGGTCTCTGCTATTCAGGCATATCGGGCCGAACTTAACGCGAAGTACAACACCACCTTTGAACGTCACATGCGTGACCTTCAATTGATTCGGGACAAGGCCCTAGAGGCGGGAGCATATGGTGCTGCTGTACAGGCGGAGTACCGGCGTGGACAAGCCCTCGGGACCATTTATATTGACCGCAAGGAAATCCGGCACGGCACCATTGACTCTATGAGCCGCGAGGAAGTAGAACGCAAGCTGCACGAGTTGAAAGCCCTATATGGCGGACCCCCGCCGAAGGAGATAATCGACATCGAGCCGGAGCGTGTAGTGGAGGCTGCGGCAAAAGACATTGACCCCGACTTTAACCCGAACGATTACCTAGATGCCGACGAAGCCTGAGGGCCGGTTAGCCCAACGCATTAAAGACAACCTGCCCGCGTCATATGTCACTCGCATAGAATCACGGGTCAACCTTGGAATACCTGACTGCCTTATTGCTTTCTCTGGCAAGTTTGTGATGGTTGAATTGAAGGTAGTAGACAAAGGCCTGAAGGTTAATCTGAGCCCGCATCAGATTAGTTTCCTGATGTCGCATGCCTTCCATAAATGCCCCGTGTTCGTCATTGTGCACTACAAGGCCCCACGAGAGAGGCACGGGGAGTTACTTGTGTACCATGGAGGCGATGCTGACAAACTGGCGGACGTAGGAGTCAGACATGAGCCGCTAGCACGGTGGCCGATAAACTCGGTCATCTGGGCGGACTTAAAAAAGTTGTTGACATCCTGAACAGAGCCGGCTTAGTCTGGTTGTGCGGATTGAGCCGCACCAGAAAGGGAGAACGAAAATGCTGAAGACGGTTGCCATATCTGCAAACAAAAAGACTGGCCCGATTGCTGTGACGTATCGCGCCGGTTCACGTGAGACTTATGGAACGTGCCCGAGCACGTGCAGCTTGCATCCTGATGCCGCTGTGGGGTCGGGGTCCGTGGACGTGGATTACTTGCAGGCGGTAGTCGATGCCGTTCCGCGTGGCGGGGTAGCGTGGACATACTCGCATTTTGCGGCAGACGTTCTGCCGATGCCGCAAAAGGGAAAGACCACCATTAACGTATCGTGCGACGATATGGATAGCGCAATCCGTGCTGTGCGCTCCGGTCACCCTGCTACGTATACCGCGCCGATATCTGCTACCGCGTGGCCCATGGTCCGTGATGGGGTTCGTTTTGTTCGTTGCCCTGCTGAGACTAACGAGCGGGTCACGTGCCAAAACTGCGGGGGCGGTGAGCCGCTTTGTGCCCGTGCGTTCCGCGACTACGTCATTGTGTTCGTCGCGCACGGTAGTGGTGCAAAACGTGTCGGGTCAGACTGTGGCGGCGGTTGTTATGCGGCTAGCGGTCCGACTGCCATCCAGTGGCATGGCACTAAGCGGAAAGGGGCGGCAGACGATGCGAACGCATTGCGCCGGTTCGTGGAGTCTCTGCCCTATGGTGCGATGATGCGCCATCACGTGGCGGGCGACGTCGGGATGGAGGCCTAATGTTGTTCCTGATTGTAGGATTTGCTATCTATATTCTCATTGGTTTGTTTCTTGATTGGATGGACGGCGACCTATAACTAAAAACAATTAGACGGGCCCGACTAGGCCGGTCATAGTTAGGTCATGGCAAACCTGCCATAAAAGAAAGGAAAAAGACATGGGCTACTACGTCACCCTTACCGAAAGTACTGCAACCATTCTCGCGCAGAACATAGACAAGGCCTATCAGGCCGTTCTAACCCTTAACTCTCAGGACGAACTCAAGATAGGAGGAGCCTTTCCCGGCGCAACGGAACCAAAACCGGAGGGGTCAGAGTTTCATCCGCATAGGTGGTTTTCGTGGATGCCTGCGGACCTTCGGACCCTGCCCGACCTGATGGGCGTCTTAAGTGCGCTAGGGTTTGAGTTTGAGGGAGGGGGAGGTGTCCCTATCAGGATTTACGGCTATGACAACAAGAGCGGCCAAGAGCGCCTCTTCTTTCAGGCAATGGCCCCATACATCGAGCCAGACTCTTTTATGGAGTGGGAGGGGGAAGACGGTTACCGGTATCGATGGGAATTTAAGGGTGGGGTCATGGGGGTGATAGGAAAAAACAATTAGACGCGGGAAATCGTGCAGGGTAAGGTTCGACTCACCCGGCACCCGCCGGACCTAGAAAGGGAGAACGAAAAATGATGGATATGTCTAGCCGCGTTGGGCCGTATGTTGGAGTTAGCCGCGACTTCAACCGTGGCCGGTATCGAATTCTGATTTATGGAGCCTTTGACGCATACGGCTTGATTGGTTCCGAGCGTAACGGTATCGCCGTGCTCGACAACGAGGACCGGTTAGTTGTGGCGGATGAACTTGGCCGAGCAGATAGCGGATACTTCGGCCCCACCAAACGCCAGCAGGAACTAGCTGACTGGTTGCGTATCTGCCCGCCTGATGCCTTTGCCGAGTACATCAACAGCAGCGGACGCAATCGTCACGTAGTAGACCCTGAGACCGTGCCGCCTGAGCCTGTGAACCCGTTCATTGAATTTATCGAAGTAGCCTAAACGATAGGAAAAAACGATTAGACGCGGGGATTGTTGCGGGGTCATAGTTCAACCCGTGGCAACCCCGCCACATTAGAATGGAGAAAGAAAATGCCAGTTAGCCTTGAGAAGAAAAAGCCTTCAATCGACCTATCCCAGTTTTGCGGAACCGAGGGATATTATCGTCACCCGTTTACGCAATCGGTTTACACCGACGGGGTTCAGTACTTTGCCGAGCAGGCGGGAGCGTACTGGTTCCTCGACATCGTGTTCAGCGAATATGACGCACGGATGCGTGACGAGGGATTCTTGACCATTTACTTGCAGGCGGAAAACGGCAAGGCCGATATCATCGTCCTAGACGGTAATGGAAACAAGTTTGACGAAAAGCACATCGATATCACCGACTGCCCTAGTGGCCTTTATCAGTTTTATTTCTACGATGGTGTCCTGCTGCTGACGAGTGAATACTGATGCAAGCCACCGCTGAATACCGGCGGGACGCGACTTGCGTTGCTGTGCAGGTCGGTCACCGTGACTGGTTCTGGAGGGCATATTCCGAGAACGGTCGGGAAGTAGCCCAAGGGCATGCCACCAGTAGAAACACTGCCATGCAAAAGGCCCGCGCCGCGGTTATCAACAAGGCCGGAACGATAGGAAAAAACGATTAGACGGAACGGCGGGCCGTTGCCATAGTGAGACCGTGGCAGGCCCGCCACACTAGAACGGAGAAAGAAAAATGCGTGTTTCTGAACTCATGGCCGCACTGGCCCCGCACTGCGCGACGAATCCCGAAGTTTTCTATGGCCCTTACGCCCTGATGTCCATTACTCAGGCCGACCCCGATAATGGTCGCCTGTATCTCACGGTGCCGCCCGAGCAGGCCGAGCCCGAGCAGCAGGCCGCAGAGCAGCAGGCCGAGCCCCTTACTCTTGAACAGCGTGTCGAAGCCCTTGAAAAGCGGCTTTCCGACTATGGCCTGACCGACCTTATTGCCGACTCGCTCGACTATGACAAACTTGCCATGTCTTGCGCCGACCACATCAGCATGCGCGAGGTTGCCCGCCATATCGACGGGTCCGACATTGCCGAGAACATCAGCATCTATGACATCGTGGCGGAACTGGACATGTCCGATATCGCCGGATACATCGATACCGAGGACGTGGCCGAACACTTGGACCTTACCGATACCGTGCGGAAGGTGTTAACCAACACTCGTTTGTGCTTGGATACATCAACCGACTAAAGTAAACCGTCGCGCCGGTATGGTTGCCAGTACTGGCGCGGCTTTCGAGCCGGTTTCATGTCTTATATAAGACATGAGACATATGATATAAACCTGACCCTTGGCCCCTGAGCCTTGAACCGTGATACCCGCACCGTGCACGGTGCTCTAGGCTATCAGAACCTTGGTTCTGATAGAAACAAACGATTAGCACGGACCGTGGGCCGTGCTACATTAGGACCGTGGACAGCCCGTCCACGTTTAGAACGGAGAACGAGACATGCAGAATGCATATCAGCGTCACGGTTACGAAAGCCGCGGGGCTTACCTTCAGGACCTTGCCGACGAGCACGGCGTGGACATTCAGGTTGTCCTGATGCTTGCGGACCTGATGGGCCCGAATGAGGACTTCGACGGCCTAGTCTGCGAAATTGAGGACTACGTCTACTTGTACGGCTGACCACGGCGCGGGCCTTGCGGCCCGCGCCCCTAGAAAGGGAGAACGAAAAATGCCTTTGACATGGGATGTCCGCGACATCGCGGACCACGGACGGGTGACATCCGCACCTTGGGACGCGGACCGGTGGCATCCGGTAACGGATAGTCTTGTCTGGTTGTCTCTGAACTGCGGGTTCAGCAGCATCACCGAAAAGAACGAGGACGAGGTCGCCGCCCGCATCTGGTTGGCGCAGTCGTTGCTCGGCCCGTTCCAGACCGTGGGCGGGAAGCCCGTGCTGCTCACTCTGGACGATGTCCGCATGCATCGCGGGTTCAGGTCCAACGTCAGCGACTTGACGTGGCCCCAGTTCCTGAAGAAATACAGGGAGGCGCTGCTGTCGCAGCGGCCCTTTGCTCGCGGCCCGTCCGCGTGGCAGCTGGTCCTCGACCACCACCGGGACATGCTCGGCGTGTCGAATATCGGCAGTTGCGCGGAGGCGGAGTCTATGGTCTAATTATAGGGCGGGCACGTGCCCGCCTTAGAACGGAGAACTAGACAATGGCAACCTATAACGGCCATCGCAACTGGAACCATTGGAATGTATCCCTTTGGCTGAACAATGACGAGGGGCTCTATCGTCTGGCAAAGGACTGTATCCTGCGGTCCCAGTCGTGGCGCGGGTTCTACAAGAACAAGACAGGACCGACGCCACGAGAAATTGCCGCTGAATGGTTTGTCGAGCGGCTCGAAGCCCTCGACATTACCCGCACACCGGACGGTGCGCCTTATACCGTGACATCCGTCCGCGCTGCAATGCGCGGATTGTAGTTGCACCCGCCCTTGCGGGCGGGTTATAATGCAGGCGCAGCAACCCGCTGCACACTAGAATGGAGAACAGAATCATGCGCACCTTGAAGATTGGATACAATTCGTTTGTGGTTCCGTCCAACTGGACCGCTGAGCAGTTGGGCGTGTTCGCCGCGCAGCTGGCCGAACTGACACGCATCGATGATACAGGCATGGAAATGCCGGACGGCAAATGGAAAACCGCCTACCATCACGCGCCTGTGGACGTGGCGTTCAGCAAGATGAACGAACCGGTATTCGAGAACCGCGAGCAGGCCCGGGACTTCCTCGAAGCGAAGGCCCGCGAAACCGCGCAACTAGCGGCAGCGGCCTAATCGATCGTGCCCCACGAAAGCCCCGCCTATGCGGGGCTTTTGTTATAATGGGCGGGCGGCACGTGCCGCCCATAGAATGGAGAACGAATTATGACCATGCTCACCGAACCGCACCAGATTGAGGCCTTCCAGTTGCTCGCCATCCGCGCCGCCCTCCGACTGGAGACACTCGGCATGTCCCGCAGCGCGGGTTCAATTGCAGGCCGCGTCCGCGACCTGCTCGGCAGCAAGACCCGCAGCAAGCAGGCGCTGCTGCTGGAGTTCGATGCTCGACTACGACAGGCCGGACTCCTCGAGTAGTCCAGGTGGACCTTGGGCCACGGCCCAAGGTACCCTGACACCGAAAGCGGCTATACATATAGCCGCTTTATCCTTTTTCTTCCCACAAGGCGGTGGCGGGGGTGGGCGGGCCCGCAACCCCGATTTTGGACAAACAGTTGGCACCAAACGCAAATTGAGGTCAGTGGTCCGTGGTTCATAATCCGTAACCCACCCCCTTGTGTTAAAACGCAAATTGGCCTGTATATTTATGCAAAATTTTTTCAAACGGGGTCTTCATGCCTGACGATAAGCGTCAACAAGAGATAGAGACTGAGATTAAGAAGTACGAATTGCGTCTTGCCCTGCTGGAATCACAAGGCAAAGCGCAGACTGACTTCTTGTCTTTCTGTCAATACGTCTGGCCCGAGATGCTTGTTGGGGAGCACCACCGTAAAATCGCAGATGCTCTTGACCGGGTAGTCGAGGGCCGTTGTAAGCGGCTCATGATTGCTATGCCCCCTCGCCATGGTAAGTCGCAGATGGGCAGTTATCTGTTCCCGGCGTACCTCATGGGCCGTAAGCCAAACACCAAGGTCATTGTCGGCTCACACACGGCAGAACTAGCGCAACGCTTTGGCCGGATGATTCGTAACCTTGTCTCTGACCAAAAGTACAAGGAACTCTTCCCCGGCATGAACCTTTCGGCGGACAGTAAGGCCGCTGGCCGGTGGGACACGAATGAAGGCGGTGAAGCGTTCTTCATTGGTAAGGGCGGTGCAATGACGGGCCGTGGCGGTAACGTAGTGATTCTGGACGACATCTTGGACGAACAGGATGCTACGTCTGAGACTGCGATGGAGAGCACGTATGAGTGGTACACCTCAGGTCCACGGCAACGTCTGCAACCGGGCGGGGCCATTATCATCATCAACACTCGCTGGAGTCCTGACGACCTGTCTGGAAGACTTCTGCGCCAACAATCCCGTCTCAAAGCCGACCAATGGGAGGTCTTGGAGTTTCCGGCGATTCTTCCGTCTGGTAATCCGCTTTGGCCGGAGTACTGGAATATTGAGGAACTGGAGCAGGTAAAGGCTTCTCTTGGTCCGAAGAAGTGGTCTGCTCAGTGGCAGCAACAACCGACCAGTGATGAGGGGGCCATTCTCAAGCGGGAATGGTGGAACATCTGGAAATACGATGAGCCGCCCCCGTGTGACTACATTATCCAGAGTCTGGACACGGCATTCTCAAAGAAAGAGACGGCAGACTTTTCTGTTATCACCACGTGGGGCGTATTCCGTCCCGGGCCGGATGAGCCGGTGTCCTTGATTCTTTTAGGTGTTGAGCGTGGTCGGTGGGACTTTCCCGAATTGAAGCGAGTCGCGTACGATGCTTACAAAGCGTGGAATCCGGACAACATCCTGATTGAGGCCAAAGCCACTGGTACGCCGCTGTTACAGGAACTGCGGAGACTGGGTATTCCGGTTACGTCGTTTGCGCCGGGTGGACGGAAGTCTGGTCAGGACAAGGTAGCGCGGGCAAATGCCATTGCTCCGATGTTCGAGGCTGGTCTTATTTGGGCCCCGGACACTGATTGGGCAGAGGATTTGATTGAGGAGTGTGCCGCGTTCCCTGTTGGTAAACACGACGACCAAGTGGATAGTACGACGGCTGCTTTGATGCGTTTCCGGCAGGGTAATTTTGTGAGTCTGCCCT